ATATACGGATACCACAGCCAGTCAACCGGGGTTTCCGTTACACTGCTATACAGCTTTAATTGTCCGCCACATAAATCAAGCATTGTTGAATCCTTTCAGTTGAACTAGATTACCTGTATACAGCAAAATTGGAACTAACACGCATTATTATAAATTGCAACGTTCCGCGTTACCATAAACCACAGATTACACTTTTGGTATAATGTAAAGTGCTGGATTACAAAGTGGCAAGGGTGCAAAGTGCCGGGTAGGTTTTTGCATTGTCACCTTGCATAGTTAACATATACAGCGTTGATATAGTTTCAACTCAGAGGTAATATACGACCACCTTGGATGGCCTTCTAAAGGAGGTATGATAATGATGGACTGTGAAAGCATCGGAGCCAGGGTTCGTCACCACAGAAAACAGTGTGGTCTGTCCCAAGAAGAACTCGCCGAGCAAGCCGAAACAAGCAGGGTTTATATCAGCAACATCGAACGTGGAGAATGTGCGCCGAGCCTGGAGATGATACTGAAAATTGCAAACGCACTAAATGTATCCGCAGATGATTTGCTTGCCGGAAACCTTCTGTCCTCAAGCGCAGACGGAACAGAGGAAGAAATGGATATTCTGTTTGACTGTTCGCAAGAGGAAAGCCGCATACTTTTAGAGAGTATGCGGGCATTAAAGCGTATACTTAGAAATTACAAAATAACAAAATAAACTAGAGACGGCCACCAAGGCGCATCTGCACTCCACTATGGGGTGCTGTTTGCGTATAGCAAAACCTCGCCACCCACGAAGGGCAGCGAGGCAATAATGCTCATACGGGGATCGCTATTTCTGTTCCGTTCTTGAAGAGGAAGGTAATGCTATTGTTGCTGTGTACCGTGGCCGTATCCAATAATGTAATCCATAACCCTTCGTCCCAGGTTTCGAGGACGAGGGGTTGTTTTTCTATTGAGCCGATGAATGTCCGAAGTTCTCGATCTCGCTGCATCCTGCGTTCCCGTTCCTCTGTTACCACCTTCAGCCGAGCCGTTGCTTTTTCGTACCGCTTGACGAGGCGGTTGTATTTCCTGGTGTACTCCTCTTGGGACTGTTCCGTGGTGGCATTCTCCTTTATGCATTGGCTGACCAGTCCGGCAACCACCTGGATTTCCTCGTTGAGGCTGTCGATCTCGGCATCCAGGGCTGTGCAGTTATTCAAAACCGACCGCATTGTTTCGCAGTCGCGGAGAAGCTGTTCACGGGTGCCCGTCAGTTGATTGTAGGCTGTAAGGAACATCTGTTGGATGGTTTCGGTATCCAAGGTGGGGGTCTCGCATTTTGCCTCACCCTTGAATTTGCCGTTGCATCTCCAAATCACCCTGCGGTAAGCATCCGTGGAGTGCCACACTTTTTGCCCATATAAGCCACCGCAATCACCGCAAATCAGCTTGCTGGCAAAGATGCTCGTTCCGCTGTAGGAGCGCCCCAAGCCCTGTCGGCGGGCAATCTCATCCTGTACCGCATCGAAGTCCGATGCAACGATGATTGCCGGATGGCTGCCCTCAACATAGTACTGTGGAACCTCGCCCTCGTTGACCTTTTGCTTTTTGGTGAGGAAATCCACCGTGAATTTTTTCTGCAGCAAGGCATCGCCTTTGTACTTCTCGTTCTGCAGGATGCTCATCACCGTGGTCTGACTCCATTTCTTCTTACCGCTCGGTGTTGGAATGCCACGCTCCATAAGGTGCTTGCAGATGCCTGCCGGAGTTTTGCCTTGCAGGAACAGGTGATAAATCAACCGCACGACCTTGGCTTCTTCCTCATTGATGACGGGTTGACCGTTATCGCCCCGGTCATAACCGAGGAAATGCTTGAACGGCATGGTGACCTTACCATCGGCGAAGCGTTTCCGCTGACCCCAGGTGACATTTTCGGAAATGCTCCGGCTTTCTTCCTGGGCAAGGCTTGACATGATGGTGATTAGCAACTCGCCCTTGCCATCAAAGGTATAAATGTTCTCTTTTTCAAAGTAGACCTCAACGCCCTTGTCCTTCAGCTTTCGGACTGTGGTAAGGCTGTCCACCGTGTTACGGGCAAATCGGCTGACCGACTTGGTGATGATGAGGTCAATTTTGCCTGCGAGGGCATCGGCCACCATTTCGTTGAAGCCGTCACGACGCTTGGTGTTGGTGCCGGAGATACCCTCGTCCGTATATACCTTTACGAACTCCCAATCCTCGCGCTTTTTGATGTAATTGGTGTAGTAGTCGATTTGCGCCTCGTAGCTAGTGAACTGTTCTTCGCTGTCGGTAGACACACGAGCGTAGGCTGCAACGCGCCGTCTCTTAATTGAAGCAGTCGGCAATGCGGTAAATTTATCCCTTGTGGCAGGGATAACGGTTATCTGTTTTGCCATTGTGCTTGACTCCTTTCATTGGCTCTTTCTCTTGCCCGCTCCCGTTTTTCGGCAGTCCAGGATGCTGACCTGGAGCGGTCTTTCCATGTGCGGGTCAGTACCGAACCGTCTTTTAGCTTGAAATGGAGCGTGTTGTTGTCATTAGCGGTTATGGTTTCAACAGCATCAATGCCACCGGGGATTTCTGCGAGAAAGGTATCCAGGACTGTTTCTGGAATCTGCTTGGATGCACAATAAGCCTTCCCCCTGGTGTTGAAGGTGGCGCAGATCCAAACCACCTGCGTTTTGGTGACCTTTCGGCGGTAACTCTTTCCGCACTTGGCGCAGACGATCTTACTGCTGTAAGGGTATCTCTTAAAGGTTACATCCTTGGGCTTGAATTGCTCGGCTCGGCGGGGTATTTCCGCTTGCACTGCCATAAAGGTCTCTACATCAATAATGGCTTCATGCGTTCCTTCAGCGTGGTATTTGGGTAACTGCCCCTCGTTGATGAGTGTCTTTTTGGTGATGTGGTTCTCACGGAAGGTTTTCTGAAGGATGAGATTTCCTGTGTAGTTGTAGTTGCGAAGGATCGTCTGTATTGAGTTCTGATGCCAATGCTCACCACGTGGGGGTTTAACCCCGTCCGCATCAAGCCTTTTTGCGATTAGGGCAACCCCGGTGCCTGCCAGGTATTCAGCAAAGATCCGCTTCACAAGGGCGGCTTCTCCCGGCATAATTTCGTATCTACCCTTGATAAGGCGATAACCGAAAATGGTGGCATTCCAGGGTAGTCCTTCCTCAAAGTTCTTTTTGATGCGCCACTTTTGGTTTTCGCTTGCGGATCGGCTTTCCTCCTGGGCATAAGATGCGAGAATAGTCAGCATCAATTCACCATCGGCGCTCATTGTGTGGATGTTTTGCTCCTCAAAATAAACGTCCACCTCCAACGCTTTCAGCATACGGACGGTCTCAAGGAGCGTCACTGTATTGCGGGCAAAGCGGGAGATGGACTTGGTAATAATCATATCAACTTTTCCTGCACGGCAGTCATCGAGCAGCCTTTGGAAATCCGCACGATTTTCCTTGGTGCCCGTGACAGCTTCATCCGTGTAAACACCGACGAACTGCCATCCGTCCTCTTGCTGTATCAATGCGTTGTAGTAGCTGACCTGGGCAGACAAGGAATGGAGCATTGCATCCTTGCCGGACGAGACACGAGCATAGGCAGCAACCTTTTTCTTGGTTTCAAGCCTGGGCAAATAGTTGATTTTTGTTACTGTTTTTGGCATTATACCACCTCCTTTTCAGCATTCATATTACCGTCAAAGGGGGTATTTATCCAGTCAATATCCCGATATAAACTGCCGAAATTGATACCATAATTGGCGCACATTTTTGTCTCTATTATGGCATATTCTTCAGCGGTGATTAGCCCGTTGGTCTGCATCAGTCGAGCCTGCGTCATAGCGGACTTATATCCCAAGAGGGCATCAAAGGTCTTAGTGTCCATCATGAACGCCCCTTTCTCGGTAACACTCCTGGGAGCAGTATTTTCGGTTTGCACCACTGTAGTCCGTGAAGGGCTTTCCGCAAGAGAGACAGATGTGCGGGATCATTTTAGTGCTGCTCCGTTCTCTGCGGTGCTTGTTCCACCAGGTCTGCTTGCAGTGATCGGAGCAGAAGAGGCGCGGTTTTGCTCCTGCCGTGTTGGTCAGTTCCGATCCGCAGTTTTTACAGACAGGCTTTTCCTTTACTGTGCCTGTTGTCAAACCACTCCTACGGCAGAATGTTTTGATGGTGTTGACCGGGATACCCAGGGCGGCCGATATCGTCGTATAGGTAGCGTTCTGCTGACGCATAGCCTTGATTTTTTCCTTCTGTAGGTCAGTCATAAAGAGTCCTCCGTTCCGAAGGAATCCGTTCCTTCTACCTACTTGGGAAAAATGTCAACCCCCTTTTAATTGGCAGATTATTGAAAAATACATAGATTTGTGTTATAATAAATCAGTTATGTATCCGATCAGTAATATTCGATTGGAAAACTAAAATCGCAAAGAGGGTGTGAAGCAATGATAAAAACGGAACAATTTACTGTTCGTGGAAAGACCACACAGTTTACAACCATAGATGATTACCAAAGTATTGTGGCTGCGATTGAGGCGCGAGATGCCTTCCACGATGGTACAATCGAGCATATCTCCCACGATTCGGACTGCACTTCCATTGCTTTCCACCATTATGAAGATCCCGAACACAAAATCTACACGTTGGTGTTTGAAGGATCGGTTGAACTGCAAATGAACTATGACGCCCAACTGAGAGTAATATACGAAATCTCTCTAACAAACGGAGACGGTGTCGAGGTCGTATTTGATGGGATCGGCATCATTGTTAAGGCCGAACTGGTACGCTTGACGATGAAAGAACTTATAAACGAATAAAAAAAGCCCCACCACACAAAGGCTGCTATGGCCGATGTATGGTGGGGCTTCGTGCTTAGTTGGGGATCTTCAGCTTCCAACCGCTGTATATGACATTGGACTTGAGATCGTTCAGTTCCTTGATTTCCGGGTAACGGGAGCCGTTGCCGAGATACTTCTTGGCAATATCCCAAAGGGTGTCACCCTTAACCACGGTATGAACACGATAGGTCGCCTCCGTGGCGGGTTTGTCCTCTGTAGGATAGATAGCGACACCATCATCTGTGAAAACGAAGGTGCCGGGGTTCTTGTCCGCTGCCGCCTTTGCGTTGGCAAGGATGCGGTAAGCACCAACCTGGGACTTCTTATCAGCCCAGGACTTACGCACCCGGTAATAGCCGGAGGTCAGCTTGGCAGGATAGGTTTTGGTTTCTTCCTTGGGAGGATCGGCGGGCTTTTCCTCCTGCTTGTCGGCATCAAGCAGAGCCTTGACATCCTTGCGGAAGGTGTCCATGCTCTTGCCTTGCTTCGGGAACCAGTGCATAACGTCACCGTGGTTGGATGCCACACCCTGCTTATAGCCCTCGGAGTGGCAGATGATGTTCTTTTCCGTCAAGCCGTACAGCTTGCAGAGGTAGGCGCACAGTTCCACAGCCTCGTTATAAACCTTCAAAAAATACGCACCATCGGTAGTGTCATCCTCGCAGATTTCAAAACCAATGTGCGTATTGTTTGCAGAGCCTCCGGCGTGCCATCCACGATGGTCCCAAGGGAGAGTCTGATATGTGGCAATCGTCCCGTCTGCCAGCTTGCCGATGAAGGCGTGAACGCAGACCTCACGGCCACCGGGATGGTAGGTGTTCCAATGATTGCCGTACTTGTTCTCACCGAGCAGACCATCGTTGGGGCCAACATAACGCTTGAGCGTGGGGTTGTTGGCACCGGTGGAGTGAACCATGATGCCCTTGACGGTGATTTTGCGACCTGCCTTATAGCAGGCGTTTTGGGTGAAAATTAATTTATGCAGATTCATTGTCCGTTACCTCCTTCTTGGATACCTTGGTGAGTTGCTTTGCCACCTGGTTGGTGCCGGTTGCAGACAGACCGCTGGCAGCACCGACAATAATGGCAACGAGCAGGTTTTCCGTACCCATAGTGCCGGGAACGAAGTAGAACGCTACCACACCGCAGATGCCGCCAAGGATGCAGGCGATCAGCGGAATGAAACGCTTGAACTTCTCATCACCGCCCATTGCGGTTTTGGTGATGTCGATGATGGTGTACACGATGGCCACCAGTGCAGGGATTACAGTAAAATCAGTCATAATAGTTTCCTCCTTTATTTGTGTGCTTGTTTGTTGATGTACTTCTCGATCTGGTTAATGGCATCCGTGACGGGACCGTTGCAACCTTGTTCCTTAAGGCCTTTCAAGCAAGCGAGGATACCGTGAACAAGGATGGTCTGTTCTTCCTTGATGGCCTTGATATCCTTATCCTGCTTTTCTTGCTTAAGAAACCATTTGTAAATTGCAAAGATGGCACCGGCAATAACGCCAAGTGCGGTGATCGTTGCTGCAATTGTGCTAAGATCCATAGCTTTTCCTCCTTTCACTTAGTAGGTGGACAACGCAGCCTTGTCCAGACCGATGATAAGGTTCTCGGCTCGGAAGATAGGCACATAGCCCGTGTCGATAGTCAAAGGGTCGGTCAGTTCACCCACAAAGAACGGAGTGCCACCAGTCTTGCTAGTAAAAAGACCGAAGTAAGTGATGGTGCCGTAGCTACCCAGGGTTTCGTTGAAAAAGATGATGGCATCGTTTGCTACCTGGGCAGAAATGGTGGTGTTCAGATTGCCGATAGATGCTCGTTCATAACCCGTGGAGGCAGAAGGTTCGCTGAAGTTACCGCCTGCCGCCGTGGGGGTAGTTGTGGACAGTCCCACATAACAATCCTTGATTTTATCTCGCAGAATGGTAGTGGCTGCCGAAGTTGTAAAGCCCATAAAAAATCCTCCTCTCAGTATTTCTTTTTGATATGGCGAATCCAATCATCGAAAGTGATACTTTCCATGAGCAGACCCTCGCCGAACATCCTGTTTTTGATGCCCATCACAATCTGCGTTTTTATTTCCGCAGGGATGGAAATGAACAACTGCTCAAAGCGCAGATAATATTTCTTGAATCGACGCTCTGTTTTGGCACGGTAGGACTGGTTTTCCTGGTTGAGCCATTCAGCCTTGTTCATAGTGAAGTAGGCATCGTAAATCATGTTGACAGAAAAAAACTGGGCATCCTGCACACGCTCACGGCGGAGGAATTCATCCACCAAAGCGGTGCTGGAGTCCAGCATATTGATATAGGTTTTAAGGATGTATTTGGGGTCGTGGCGACAGACGGAATCATCTCGCCACCGCCAAAGGTAAAATGGAGAAGGACAGTATTTCAAATCCCCGGCCATCTTCTGGCACAGGCA